GGATACGTACAAACTGATTTAATGTTTGGTGATCCTGATTGGATGAAATGGAGTTTACGTGGTGGTGAGGTAGGCAGTGAATACAAAGGATCAGACAGACACGTGATGATTGCCAGCATAGCAAAACCACAAGGTTACAAATGGAGTCACAAAGCAGGACTTCTAAACAGAGAAACAAACGAACCTATCACAAAAGATCCAAACAAGATAGCAGAATTAATACTAGGCAAAGGTGCAACAGCAAACGATTTGAACAGTGTGGAAACAATACACGCAAAAATTAAAGCAAGATCTGATTATGATCAATTGGTTGCTGATGTAAGAGATTCATTTGCAAAGATAGGCAAGTCATTGCCTGAGAGTGCTGGACCTATTAAATGGTTTAGAAATTTATTAAACAAGATTAGAATATGAGACTTGTAGAATTCAAAGACATAGACAACAAAAGACTGAGCCTAATTGAATCTGCTAGAATACAACACGCAGAAGATTTAATTTTCTGGGAAGGTTCAAATGGTGCATCAAGAGCCATTCAACAACTTCAAGCATTAACAGGAACATCCAAAGCATTAACAATCAAATGGGACGGTTCTCCTGCTGTGGTGTTTGGTAGAAATCCAAATGGAGAATTTATTTTTACTGATAAGTCTGGTTTTGTTGCAAAAGGTTATGATGGTAGAGCCACAAACGCAGATGACCTTGAAGGTGCAATAATGCAGAGAGCAAAAGGTGATAGAAAGAAAATGAAAGGTTACCAACAGTATGCTTCTAAAATGAAAGGTATATTTGACATGATGCAGAATGCTGTATCAGAAACCTTTCAAGGATACCTTGTTGGCGATATGCTTTTCTTTGACACACCTCAAAAGTCTGGCAATGCCTATGTGTTTAAACCAAATGTGGTTGAATACAAAGTGGATGCCAATTCAGCACTAGGACAAAGAATAGGTCAGAGCAAAGTGGGTGTTGTGGTACACAACCTTATGAGTGAAAAGGGCAGAACAATGCCTGCAAAAAATTTAG